ACCAGCACCGACAAAACACCTCTTGGCCGGGGGCTGTAATCTCATCGGTGTAGCCGTCAACTGATTTAACCAGGCCGTCGCGGTGCGCCCATGAATCCCGGATCAGATAGATTTTCCCGACCCGCTCTAAATGGTCTTCGCGCGCATGGTATGAGGCATCGTGTTCGCCGTGTGAGTGCCACGTGCCAGCGATAGCGCCCGCATCCGTCGCCACGATTGCGTTGATATTCGCGATCAGTTTGTGCGCTTGATCGATCTCAACGCGCCTACGTTCATATTTGAATTGCGCCACGCTCTTTCCGATTGCTGCCCGCGTTTCGCGCTTATCGATCGTTCCATCGCCACCTGGAGGGATTGATGTGGACCATCCGATAAGCCGCGCCAGTGTTTCCTCGACTGCATCCTTACGCCGCAGTTTGATCAGATCGGCAGCGGCCAAAACACGCCGGTCTAGTTCGGCACGGAGTTGTGGACGTATCATCTCGATGTTGAACGGTTTAACGTTCGGAACAAAATTGACAACGCGACCGTTATCAATCAGCCGACGGAATTGTGCGCCAAGCGAACGAGATAAAATCCCGTCAATATCAGCATCCGATCCGAGTTCGCGTTCGGCAGCGTTGCGAAGCAGAACAACCCAATCTTCAATTCGGTCACGGCTTGTGTATCCAGTCGCAGCCATGTCTGCGATGGCGCGGCTTAGCAATTGCTGAAAGTTTAGGCCGCGCGCCACCTCACCGTCGGGCAGAAAGATTGGACCTTGTGCCAATTAGGATTCACTCGAAAATGGCATCGGTTCGCGCTCTTTATCCTGTCCGACATCTGCTTGCGGAGGACTGTATGCAGCCAAAACGTCTTCATCGATAACAAGGGTTGACGAAAACAGTTCACGTCGCGAATTGATTTCATCCGCAGCCCACGCCACAACCGCCGCACGATTGACCGGGTCCATAATAGGAGACAGACTTTCAAGCAACGCCACAACGCACTTAAACCTCATTTCTTCCGCCTTCATCTTTTCGGAATCGGGTTCGGCAAGCAGGTTCGGCCATGTTGCGGTAAACGAGTTAGACCACTGATAGAACGCCGTTTCGTAAGGAATTTTTTTATATTCCGGATAATCACGCTGGATTGTTTTATAGAAATCCGGAGACCATGCGCGGCGCTGGACGATCTGATCCAGGAAAGAATAAATCGGGTTCATCTCAATCCGGACACGATCGATATATCGAGCGATCTGTTTCGCGTCTTCAGTCCCTTCGGCCATCCCGCCGATCATTTCTTCCTGTTCTAACAGTTTCGCGGGCATCTGGGCTGCCATTGCGATGTTTTTTAGCGCGTTGTTGCGCGCCATCGTAGCCGGGCCTTCAAGGTTTTGGAAATTGAGCGAAGCAATATCTTCGGTTTCGCCGATTGTCAGAACGTTGCCCGTCATACCGGCTTTAAGCTGTTGCCGTTTCCAACCGAAGAATTGCATAATCCGGTTGTTGATCGTGGACCCCGGCGCTTTTGCTTTCCATATCAGCAACGCAACCTTTTGCGTAACCCACTGATCCGTAATCATGGTTTGCAAAAACGTTTTCATCGGGTAAAGCGCCCGCTGATAAACGCTGCGACCGACAAAACCAAAGGCGGAGTTCGTAAAATCGATGTATATCGGATGCTCATTCATCACGATCACGGATCGTGACGGATGATAAATCTGGTTTCCAACCCTCAGCGCACGCGGTTTCTGGAAGTCTGGCGAATTTGGGTCTTGATCAAGAACGAGCGATCCGGCTGTGTTCAGCGGATCAAGCACATTGAAGTATAAGTCTGCACTGTAAAGCTTGTCTAATGGGAGCGGCTTCGCCGGATCGCCACCACGATCGCCAACGACAAGTGACGAAATACCGTAAATGCGCGATGTTCGCATGGTATTGTGCGCCAGCGGATCACCGCCGATTCCGCCAAGTGCTTTCCATTCTCCTTGGAATGCTGGAATAAGACGGCTTTCTGGACCACGCGGGATTGTAATTTCGCGCGGCTGGGATTGCGCCATGTTTATGGGCGCTTCGGCCATCTTCGCACCCAACGGATGCGAAACATATATTTCCTTTGCGAGCTGATAGCCCATATCCGATCCGGGAACGATGTCATCAGCAGAAAGTAGCGAAATCAGCGCCGAATTAAGTCTGGCTGTTAATTCTAGTTCTGTGTATCCAACGCCGCCTTCGACGGTATTCGCACCCTGAAATCCGGACATTAGTTTTTCTTACGCGTCTTCCGCTTTTTGGGCGGTTCGGGGGCGTCGGGGATCGAAGGCATTTTCACTTCGATGCGCGCAAATGTATATACATACAAAGCGATGCAAATAATGGATGCCAAGGCGATCATGCAAAGCCTTCCGAGTTTCCGAGGGAAATGGCAATTGCATACGTAAACGTATCCAAAGCATCATCCTCCTGATCCTTAACGCCGATCTGAAACCTGAAAACTTGCATGAGAAAATGGTTTCCAGTTCGGCCCTTATAGGTTGTCACCTTATCGTAGGCGTATTGGGATATTTTTACTTCCTGAGCCGTCACATGGCCGGTAACGGATATCGCCCTTTCGTCTTTGCCCATCGCAGTCAGTTTGCTGTCAATGGGCGAAGCCGGCCAGCCTCTGCGATCCGCGTGCTGTAAGAGCACCATGCCAGATGCTTTGTCTTCAATGAATGCGCCGATCGATCCCATGCGCGCATGGGTTTGCTTCGCCAGATGTTCCAACCTTTCGAATACGGTCGGAAGCCATGTCTCCAGAAGCGCGCCCTCGATTTGGTCAACAGACCAGTCCAAACAAACCAGCGGATGTTTATTCCGTGGCGCGTAAGCCCAGAAGCTTGCTGCGGTGCCGTCGTGTTTTGCTCCGGTTTTAGTGGCCGTATCCACAACGGCAAATACCACTTCCGGCCGAACTGGATATTCCACCGGTTCGCCATCTACCAGAACGTTTGCAACATCAAAAAACGACGTTCCAGCAGGGCGGGGTTCTTGTTGATAAAGTGCGCCAAATTCACGTTCGCCAATCGTTGTGCGAATGTTTGCCAACGTCGCGGTGTTATATCGTTCCGGCCAAAGCGCTTCGTCTATTTTGCGGCCGATCAGATCATCGAGTGATGTTGCCAACGCAGGCAAATTAACGACAACCCATTGCTCGCCGCCATTTTCCATTGCGGTAAGCAATTTACCGGCAAGGTCTTCCTCGTGCCAGCGTGTCATGGTAAGCACTATCGCTCCCCCCGGCATCAACCGAGTGTAAGCGGTAGAGGCATACCAATCCCAAATGTTCTTCCGGACCGTTGCGCTTTCCGCTTCGATGCGATCTTTCACCGGATCATCGATCGATAGCACATCTGCCCCTCTGCCAGTGATTCCCTTACCGACAGATGTTGAAATGTAGATGCCGCCAGCCGTTGTGTGCCATTTCCCCTTCGCGGCACTATCATGCGCTAACGACACGCTTGAATAGATTTTCTGATATTCCTCGCTAGAGACTATGTTTCTTACATCGCGCCCGAAATCGGTTGCGAGATCATCACCATAGCTGGCCGAAATGAACTGCGCTTTGGGAAATCGTCCGACATAGCGAGCAGGCCATCGGCGCGATACCAGCTCGCTTTTACCATGCCGAGGGGGGGTGAAAATCATAAGCCGCTTGATTTCGCCCCGTTCAACGGCCTCCAGCTTTTCGCAGATCATGCGATGATGCGGCGCAACGGAATATCCAGGGAAGGTATATTTCGTAAACCCGATCAACCCAAACCGGGCCTCATTCCGCCTCGAAAGTTCCGCCCTCGCTTTCTCGCGAACTATCCTCTGGAGTGATGTCGTCACCGGCAAGTGCTAACAGTTCCTCTTCCGTCATGTCGCTCACCGACCGCCGGACATTGGCTTTCAGATTGACGTTTGAAACTGGTTTCCCATCAAGCCGATCCCACATCATGTTAGCGGCAGTGATTTGGACCATGCCTGGATTTCCGGCGTTTTCGGCATTGGCTATCAGAACCTGCGCCATCCGCTGCCGAACATCCCGTTTCCACCATTTCTGGTTGAGCCGATATTCCTGTTCGGCGCGATCATGATTATCCTCAACCACTGGTGTCGGGACGCCTTCTCGGATTTTCGTTGGGTTGTGATTGCCTTCGCCTTTGGCCGGTCCGCCGTATCCTGGGCCTTTAGCCGGCCCGCCGTGTCCGGGACCGTTGCCGATGCGTTTGGGCATTGTCCAAATATGCGATTTTTAACGCAATCTGCGTATCGTGGCAAAACTACGCATGATGTTTGGCCGAAGTCAAGCGCGGAGATGGCAGGCAGAACCATCTCCGCGCCGAAGACCCCAATTCGATTACGCGGCCCGGCGCGACTTGTTGCGCGCGGTAATGGCTTCAACCGGCGTGGCATCGTCGGTAGGGGGATCGTCGTCGGACAACATCGGTTCGGTAGACGATGATGCGCCAGCCGGTTCCACAGCGGCCTTACGCCGACGGGAGACGCGCGGCTTCACAATGTCCGAAACGAAACGAACGTTGACGCCGCCAAGGGATTCCAGCTTCGCCGCGAGCGCCTTGCGATCCGCCATCGAGCCTCCGATCAAAAGGTGTGCGTCATCCGGATGCGCGTCCGGAGCGAGTTCAGTACGGAAAGTAAAAACGAGTTCTGTCATGGGTTTGTTCCTTGTTTGGAGACACGATTGCATACGCTTGTT